ACCTGGAAAAGAGGTAAAAAAAATGTATCACTATAAGGTAAAAAAAATCAACCGTGTTGTTGATGGCGACACAGTTGATCTTGATATTGATTTAGGTTTTGATATTACAATCTCCCATAGAGTTCGTCTCAAAGATATTAATGCTCCCGAAACTAGAACTAAAGATTTAGAAGAGAAAACAAGAGGTTTAGCAGCAAAGGTATGGTTAGAAGAACAACTCTCCCGTGAAGGTGAGTGGATCATTGAGACCTACAAAGAGGACAAGTATGGAAGAATACTTGGCACTCTTTATCTTGTAGGTGATTCAACCACAATTAATGATTGGATGATGAATGAAGGTATTGCCGAACCTTATTCATAAGAATCAGAATATTCTGAAGTATCAAACAAAAAATGTGAGGGATCTAGATTAATATCCGCAGATAATTCTTCAAATCCAGTATCTTGTGGTTCATAATAACTATATTGATTATAAAAATCTTCGTGCCATTGATCTCCTGGATTTTCTTCAACAAACCTATCAATCAAGTCTCCAATATTTGGATTAGGAGTTTCAGCATTTTCAGCGTTGTTGTTAGGTCCTGAATTACCTGGAGCATCTTGGTCCCCGTTTCCGAATCCATTATTTTGTTGGTTTTCAGGTCTTCCTCCACCTCCTCCATTACCATTATCATTTTGATGAGAGTTACCTTGCTCCCCTGGAGTTTGGTCATTTTCGGCATTGTTGTTGTCTAATGAATTGCCTGGGGCATCTTGATCTCCATTACCAAACCCATTATTTTCATTTTTTGGTCCAGGTTCCTCAGGATCTTCTGGATCTTCTGGATCTTCTGGATCTTCTGGATCTTCTGGATCTTCAGGGTCCTCAGGATCTTCTGGATCTTCAGGATCTTCAGGGTCCTCTGGATCTTCAGGATCAACTGGCGGAACAGGGGGGTCTACAGGAGGATCAACTGGTGGAACAGGGGGGTCTACAGGAGGATCAACTGGTGGAACAGGGGGGTCTACAGGAGGATCAACTGGTGGATCTAATACCACTTCGTCTTCTCCGCCAGGAACAGAATTATCACCGATAGTGCTAATAACACTCCGATCAATGCTAAGTATAGGATCCAAAGAATCATTTTGAATAGCAGAAATTTGTAATTGTCTTAATACTTCAGGAGGAATATTCTTAAGGTTTGCACCATCAATAATGAAACCCCCAGAAGAACCAAGGGTCTCAAGATTTTTAAAATCTTCCACTTGTGGATTGGTTACTTCAACAGCACCAACATTGACAGGATCAACTTCTTCTACTTGCGTATTATCTACACCTTCTCCTACCGGAGTGTATTCACCAGGAAAACGAGAAGCAGCATTTGGATCATATGGATCTCCATCCCGCCTTTGTTGAATATTTTTTTGTTGTTCTTCAAGTTGCAATTCATCCATATCAGTATATGTATAATTTTAATTATTTATTTTGCCAAAGATTTCCTTCGGCAATTCTTCTTCTTAACAATCCTGCTTCAACATTAGTACCAGGATTACGATAGAGTTTAAGTACCTCAGGAACTCTACCCCACTCCTTATTTTTAAGAACTCTTGTTATCGTATTAAAGTCAGAGCTTCCATAAAAATCAGCGCCAAGATTATAAGCAAAGCTAAGGATTGCGCCTTGTTGATTTTCATTCATCTCCCCCCAATAAGGAATCTTTTTAAGTGCAGAAAGAAATTCATTTTGAATTTGATGTTCCAATAAAAGGTTTGCACTTTGAATATCTATCTTATCCTTAATATTAAATGGTTTCCCATCAAAGTTTTTAGTACTTCCCCATCCAATTGTTATGGGAAGATTTCCAGTTAAAGGATCATAGTATGCGGTAGAACTAAAATCTTCAAATTCTTTAATCAGAGAGACACCACACTCTGGTATTTGTGATGTCTTAATTACTTTTTTGCATCAAAGATTCGACCCCAACCAGTCTTATCTTTTGCTTTCTCTAACCAACGATATTGCAGATCCGACTTCTTATACACAGCACCTTTACCATTAGTAACTGCTCCAGTGTACCCATCATTCAGAGAACCATAAGGGTCATTAACCACATAATCCTCACCTTTCTTACCAATCACTACACACATGTGACCACCAGTAGGAGCAGATAGAGTGCCACGATGGAGTATACCAATAACAACGGGTCTCCCAGCAGACAATTCACGATCAAGATCAGAAAAAGAAAGATTATACCTAAATTCAGACTTAAGTCCATAAGAATTAAGAACTTTGGTCTGAACTGAATGATCTGTTGTATCACCCACTGCGAATACTTTCTGAACATAGGCATCATCACCCTTTGCTCCTACTAAAGTACCTGGTTTAAAATACTCAAGGCACATAGCACAGGAAGAACTATTGCAAGTACGATCAGCGTCTCTATAATTATCTGTTTGAGGATAATATGGAACATTGAGAACTCCCGGAATAACTGGTTCTACTTTTGTTCTATAGATCATCACCCAATTAGCAGTATCTTCCATCAAGTCTGGACACTTACTTGCAAGATCTACTTCTAGTTGCTCTACTGCCGCAACATGTTTTGGATTCTTGGGGTCATAAAATTGGAAGAAGTTGTGAAGATCTACTCTCATTATTTTATCCAGAAAATTGTAACAATGATTATTTATTATTCCCCCAAAACAGGTTCTTGAATTTCCCAAGGAAGATTTTCAATCTTAATTGCAGGTGTAATTGGATTTCTTGCAGCAGTGATCCAATCAATATTTACTTGCTCGTGATTACCTAGTTCCGGACCTAAATTATATCTTACCCACTGCAATACCAATTCTTCTGTTAAATCTTGATATGGTACATAGTTAGAAATATCTTCAATATCTAACTCAATATTTCCAGCAGAAGCATATGAGTATTCTCCATCGGTAGAATAAACTTTGTAAAAAACTTGAATAACTAATCCACTTCCATCATTCTTTTGAATTAATTTTCTAACTTTCCAAGTGTGTATGATTTCCATTTTATCCTACCTCGTGAACAATCATATTCATATATTCTACCGTGATTGGAGTTGTGCTATCAAGATTTTTGCAGTGAAGTTCAATATAATTTCCAGTATTAACCTGCGTAATCAAATCAACAGCGGTCACTTGATGAAGTTCTCCTGCACTTGATGTATGTTTAATTTGCGATGGTAGTCTTACTGCACCCAAACGACTATCATAAAATCCAAACTTAACATTATTGGTTGCTTCACAACGGAAAGAAATGCTGGCAGTAATATTATATTCTCTTTCAACCACTGCACTACAAGTTAAACGATTGTTACTTGCGACAAACTTTGCAGTTTCTCCCGTATCAGTAGTAATTCCGGCAACTTTAGTCCAAGTATCCGTGCTTGCAATTGATGTTTGAGTAGTATTACCTAGCATATAAATCTGTCCAGTTGCAAAGGTATTTGAGATACCTCTATTATTCGTAAACAGTGGTTTTGTACCAGTAAGATCTGTTGCATCACCATCCAAATATGAACCAGGTCCAGAGAAGTTACAAGTATCTAAAATCAGTGCTTCATCTAGAATCGTTGCGGAGTTACCTACAGAAATTGCGGTCATTCCAGAAGGAACAACAAAAGAGTTGACTGTAGAACGAAAACGACGAGTGATGTTTGCAGTATCTGCAATTTTGAGAATTGGACGAGTTCCACCAATACCAAAATCGGCACTGAACAAACACTGATTAAATCCAATCGTTCCGGTAGTTCCATTAAAAGTTAAATCTTGAGAACTTAAAAATGCACCATCAAGCATAATAAAGTTATTATAACTTGAGATAATTCCGACCTTTGCACAGTTGGTAAAGTTTACACCAAACCAATCAAGTGCTTGTACTCCATATCCAGTTGCATCAAGATTAATTGCATATGGTGCTTCGAGAGTAATATTTCTCAATGGAATAGAATAGTTACTACTTAAAAGTGCTGTGGTTGTACTGATGCCAGTAGATTTAATTCTACTGTTTTCTGAAGAACCCCCAAGGATTGTGGTATTTTGTCCTGCAACTAAACGACTTCCTTGTAAATCTACAGTTGTCGTAAAGAAGTAAGTATAATTATCTTTTAGATTAATTATTCCATTTACTGGAGCTGGAAGATCATTAGTACTTCCAACAAAAATAAAGTTTACAACATCATCCAAAAACTTAAATTGAGTTTCACCACCTCCACCAATCGTTGCCAACTGTTGTTGGATACGATTAATGAAAAGTCGATAATGATCATTCAATTGCTGAGTAGTTACAAAGTTTTGATCAAGTGGGGTAAGAGGATCGCTATTATTTGTATTTGGTGGTTCATTTAATAAACCTTCATTAAGTTGATTTATTGGAGTTGGTACTGATTGTTTTTTAACTTGTTCACGTAGTTCGTAAAACTCATCGCGTTTATTTAAAATTGAACTTTGCAAATCAACATTATCAGTCGGTCTATTTACTTGTTCTTTTAATTTATTTACTTTCACATCATTTTGGTTTACTTCACAACCCTCATGAATTCTTTGCTTTCCTTTAGAATTTTTGGGGATTGTTTGTTGTTCATTAACATGATTCAACACTTTAGAATATATTTTAGAATATCTACCCATTTTTCTTTACTTTTTTAAATATTTAGATATTATAACAGATTAAAAATTATTCGTGCCAGTGGTAGGAAATGTACGGTTTGGTCCCCAGATAATTCTTACGGCACCACGACCACCAGATCCAACGGCAGCTGCGTTTTCTACACCGCCGCCGCCACCACCAAAAAGACCACCAGATGCTTGAGCACCATTAGTTGCGCCAGAACCAGCTAAGTTTGATCCGGCAGCACCTGATGTGGCACCTGATGTTCCAGAACCAAGAACACCTACGCCACCTCCACCAATACCGGCAGTACCGGCACTATCTTCACCACCGGCACCACCACCACCACCACCACCATTAGTACCAACAGCAAAGGCAGCACCATCGTTTACACCGGGACCACCATTTCCGGAGTAACCACCGGCACCACCACCACCGGCATTATTATTTCTTGCCGCAGCAGCATTTCCGCCAGCACCACCATTACCACCACCTATTGTTCCACCAAAAGGTCCGGCACCGGTTGCGGTTCCTGTTCCTCCTGCTCCACCGGTAACAGAAGCAGTGGTTGAGTTAGTTCCACCATTTGCCTGAACCAGAATATTTGCTCCTCTGGCAATTGATGAGTTTCCTCCAGCAGTTCCATTCGATCCGTTTGCTGCTCCAGGCGCTCCACCACTACCAACAACTACGGTAAGAGTTTCTCCAGGAGTAACTGGAAGATTGTTGATATATCTTAATCCACCACCGCCGGCACCTGCTTGTTCTGTACCGTTTGCGCCACGAGCACCGCCTCCGCCGGCTCCAATACAAACTGCAGAAATCTCATAAACTCCTTGAGGAACTATGAAACTAAAAGTTCCTGCTGCAGTTGTAAATTGCTGTTGTCCTACTGAATTAAAAAATCCGGCAAGTGCAGATATTACGCTCATTTTATGTTATACCTGCTCCAGAAATTGCGTATTCTCCAGTTTTTACGCATAGAACTGTTGCAACACCTCTTTGTTGAATAAACCTATTGCCAGTTTGTGTGGTGCCAGCGAGTCTCAAAAGAACTCCAGCTCCAGTATTAATACCAACTTGAGCTGCACTATCATTGTATATTACAACGTTTTCTCCCACACCAAATACGTTCGGAATCGTTAAAGTACCAGTAATTACAACCAATTTACCATTATCCGTTGCAAGAATACTGTCCCCAGAACCCAATGTGTCTGCTGATGCTGGAATGGTTGGAGGACCAAAAGTTCCTTGAAGACCTTGAACACCTTGAACACCTTGGTTACTCAAACCTTGTACACCTTGAAGACCCTGAACTCCTTGGGCACTTAATCCACCTTGAATACCTTGAGTTCCTTGGGCACCACCTCCCAAATTTGCGGTGGTCCAGGCAATACCAACTCCTGTGGATACTAATACCGATCCACCAATACCAATTTGATTAGAACTATCGTAAATGCCTCCATCAATCTTAATATCACCATATATTCTTGTGCCGCCTTTGAGTTTTGCCATATCTTATGCCTGTGCCTCCGTCCAGGAAATTCTTGCGCTAACTGTTGTTGCTGCTACTCCAACATTTCTTGCAGTAATTGTAATTAGGTCCGGACCATCGGGATATATATTATTTGTAGTAGTTGGTGCGGTTAGTGAGTTACCTCCACCAAGAATGGAATTACCCAAATCACGAACCAGAGTAAGTTCCTTACCAACAGTTCCACTACCTACAAGGAATGAATAAATTGATTCACCTCCAGTCACTGTGGTGGTTCCTGTGTGAAGACAAACCTGAGTAAGTGAAGAACCCCCAGCAGCAGCATAAGTTCCGGCACTTACTCTACCATTCAGAATAATATTAATTAAGAATGTGCCTCCAGAAAGAACACCGATTTCACGAAGAGTTAATTGCATTCGATTAATCAAATCCCTTGCTCCCAGTATTCCTGTTAAACCAGAATCAACACTTGGGGCAAGACGAAGAGAAATAAGAGCATTTTGAGCAGCGGCATTAATAGTTAATGCTGTAGCCATACCTGCAGTAAAGAGGAATGACTTATCATCATCATATCTTCCATCCATAATTACCGATGAACCCCAGTGTGCAATCGTTGCCGATGTTTGAGGTGCATGAAGTTCTACAGAAACTGGAGCAGTTGCACTGAAAGTAAATGTAGTTGCAGATGCGGTTCCACCACCACCTGTCAATCCGCCAGGACCAGACAGGTTTGTCACGTTTCTTGATAGTGTTGTAAATGTGGTTGCAGTTTTACCAGTATAATTGATGTATTCAATTGCTGCTCCAGTTCCTCCTGATGCTCTTACGACAAGTGTTCCTGATGATGGGAATAATGAAGTATCATTTACATCCATAGATGCAGTAACACCAGATGTGAGTGTTGAAGTCAGATAGGTAATTGGTGGAATTGTATTGCACTCATATCTTGCTGGAAGGTTTCCAGAACGCATATATGCTTCTGTTCTGAAGTTTGCATTTGGAGTTCTGTGAGCATAAATGACTTCGCCCCTCTGGTTCTTAAATCCATAACGAATTGCTCCTGCACCATACCAGGAGTAATCCATATAAATCATCTGCATCTTATTCAGGTCCAGATTAAAACCTGATGGACCAGTTCCATCACACTTATCCAGATTAAATTGGGATTGAGGAACTCTTGTATCAATTCTTTTGGTTGCAATCACAGCACCACTTGAAATGGTCGTTCCTCTATATTCCGGAGAAACAAACATAGAAGTATCACTTGCAATCGTAAGAACCAGATATGACATTCCACGAATGGTTACATAATCTCCTGGTTTCAATTGAGAAGAAAACTTGGTATTTGTTCCTGTTATAGTTGCAGAACCATTAGTAACTGATACTCCACCAGATAGTTGCTCTGTACTTGACCTTCTTACTGCATATAAGTTTTGCCCATCGTGCTCAAAGAAAAATCCATTCTGCTCATCAAACATTCCAATACGAATTCTGGAACCATACCAACTAGAAGGTGCGACAGTAATTGGAAATCCGGTTGCAGGAGATGATGCTGGTGTGGATAGTGCAGTATAAGTAAATACCAAATCACTTGTGACTGTTGCGACTGCAAATGTTCCGTTATATGCACTTTCAGTTGCACCAGATACAATAATATTTGCTCCTGGACCTAGGTTATGTGGAAACTTACAGGTTACAGTAACTGTGGTTCCCGATGAAGTAATTGTATCAACTGAAAATGATGACTTAAGGTTTGAACCCGTACTGAACTGAACGCCCTTACCAGATTGATAACGGAAATATCTTCTTGTCTGACGGATAAGTTGATTGCCGTGATATGGAGTTCCTGTGCTGAAACTTACCCCACCATCAAAAGGTCTGTGAATAGATGAGGTATAAGGTCTTGCATATAAGTTCTGAGTTCCACCAGTTGCAGTAATAGTTCCTGTTGGTGCAAGATCAACAACAAAAGTGAATGTGTTTGATGATGGTGTGGTTGTAACAAAGAATGCTCCGTTTGGTGGGTTAGTTGTTGCTGTGGTGTTTCTTACAAAAATACCATCACCAACAGAAAGACCGTGAGGACCTGTGGTTGTTGCAGTAATCGTGGTTGATACGAATGTAAATGCAGCACCAGCAGTTGCACTTACGGTAATTGGAGAACCAGTAAAGAAACTTCCACTAAAAACATAAGTCTTTGATGAGTCAAAAATTGATGCGTTTGTTACGTTTGCTCTTGCAACATAGGTGAAGTTGACTCCTGAACTTGTTTCGGTAAGTTGCCATCCATTAGCAATTGGGTCTGTTGCGTCCTGAACGAAAATAGGAACACCAACACCGGGGTTTGCAGTTGAGGTTACAGTAACGGTTCTGGTTCCTGCTCCTGCAATATTGGTAATCGTAAGTGGTGATGTTGCATCATAGAAAGCACTTGGACGATTATTCAGTAATGTAGTGGTTTCCCATTTGGTGGGCTGAGTTCCATACTCAAAGTCAGTATCAATCAGTGACTGTGGAGTAGAAACTCTCATCTTACCCACAGGGTCCATCAGAGTTTCTGAGGGAGTTATATATTGTTCGTGGTCGTCTACAACAAACTGGAGTTTATTGGTTGACAGCATTCCAGTAGTATCATAACTCAGAACTATGACAGTCTTTGTAGAAGGAGTAAATGTATATCCGGTTTCAAGTAATACCTGCCTTGCCATTATTAGTTAATACCTTTTTTATATTTATTCATTATATTATAGGAGTAACTTAATCTAGTTGAGATGTCATTGTGTATTTGTACACTAAACTAGAATTTATAGTTACTGTTATAGTTCCTATTCCTGGATTAGTACCAGTACTATTGTTCACAAATAAATTCGTTTCAAAATAAAAAATATCATTAGTGCTATAAGAAGCATTATATGTTGTTGTTAAACCTTCACTTCTTGTAAATTGAAAAATCTGCGAACTGTTTTTATAAAGTCTAATGTAACTAGTACTTCCCTCTATAACATTTAAAACATTTTCAGTAAAAGTAAATGATAAAGTAGCAGTTCCTCCAGATGTTGCTATGATATTTGCACTTGTAAGAGTTCCATCAGAGAAAAATCCTGTCCCGCCATTAAGTTGACCTCCAGAATCCTGCTCCCCAAGTAGCCAGAAAGAAGTATCATTACTTTGAAAACTAGTAACTTCATCAATCTCATTATAAACAATCACACTCTTATCGGTGTTTTGTCTCATATATCTTCCTTGACCTGCGCCAAATAGAGTTCCTCCAAAGTCATCATTAACAAGGTCATAAGGTGGAAAGACATTTGCAACAAGTGCTGTAGTAATGCCAATATTTTCACTAAACTCTGATGCATAATATGTTGAAAATCCAGTGATGCTTGGACCATTTGCCGTGGTTTCATCAAACTCTCCAGCAAGCATAGATGCATATTGGTCTAATCTTCCCACTACTGCCATAATATCAACCCGATACGAAATCTAAACTATTGGTTGAGGAGTTGTACTGAATGTAGAAGTTCGTGGTTCCTGTGGTTCCGCCGAATCTCATTCTATTGGAACTGGTGATACGAAGGTCTCCTGCAACATCGGCAAGGAACTGTGGAGAACTGGTTCCAATACCAACTCTTACATTTACATCATCATAGTTGAGTCCCGATGCACCACCGGCAACTCCACCGTTATTATAGATTACCTGACCGTCAGTACCCGCAACTGGGCCCGTGAGACCTTGAAGTCCTTGAGTACCTTGAGATCCAACTCCCTGAAGTCCTTGAGTACCTTGAGATCCAACTCCTTGAAGTCCTTGAGTACCTTGAGATCCAACTCCTTGAAGACCTTGAGCACCTTGATCACCTTTAAGACCTTGAAGTCCTTGAAGTCCTTGAGTACCTTGAGATCCAACTCCTTGAAGACCTTGAGTACCTTGATTTGCTTGAGTACCTTGAGCACCTTGATCACCCTTAAGACCTTGAAGTCCTTGAGTACCTTGATTTGCTTGAGTACCTTGAGCACCTTGATCACCCTTAAGACCTTGAAGTCCTTGAAGTCCTTGAGCACCTTGAGCACCTTGATCACCTTTAAGACCTTGAAGTCCTTGAGTACCTTGAGTACCTTGAGTACCTTGAGATCCAACTCCTTGAAGACCTTGAAGTCCTTGGGCACCCTGATCACCCTTAAGACCTTGAAGTCCTTGAGCACCTTGATCACCCCTAAGACCTTGAAGTCCTTGAGTACCTTGATCACCCTTAAGACCTTGAAGTCCTTGAGTACCTTGAGTACCTTGAGATCCAACTCCCTGAAGTCCTTGAAGTCCTTGAGCACCTTGATTAGAAAGTCCTTGAGTACCTTGAGATCCAACTCCCTGAAGTCCTTGAAGTCCTTGAGCACCTTGATCACCCTTAAGACCTTGAAGTCCTTGAGTACCTTGAGATCCAACTCCCTGAAGACCTTGAAGTCCTTGAGCACCTTGAGCACCTTGATCACCCTTAAGACCTTGAAGTCCTTGATTACCTTGATTTGCTTGAGTACCTTGAGCACCTTGATCACCCTTAAGACCTTGAAGTCCTTGAGCACCTTGATCACCCTTAAGACCTTGAAGTCCTTGAGTACCTTGATTTGCTTGAGTACCTTGAAGTCCTTGAGCACCCTGATCACCCTTAAGACCTTGAAGTCCTTGAGCACCTTGAGCACCTTGATTACTTAAACCTTGAAGTCCTTGAGTACCTTGAGCACCTTGATTACTTAAACCTTGACGTCCTTGAAGTCCTTGGGCACCTTGATCACCCTTAAGACCTTGAAGTCCTTGAAGTCCTTGAGCACCTTGGTCACCTTTAAGACCTTGAAGTCCTTGAGCACCTTGAGTACCTTGATTACTTAAACCTTGAAGTCCTTGAAGTCCTTGAACTCCCTGATCTCCACGGATCTGACCTACATTATCCCAATCACTTCCACTATAAACCCACAAATCACCAGTAGATTCTTCAATGACGCCATAACCAGACACTGGTGGGTCCCAAGTTTGTCCAGTATCACCACCACTTAATAACGTTGTATGAGGTTCAGAGCTTGTGACTGTTGTAACAACACCAACAATTGTTACAGAAGTTCCATCATTTCCCCGAATTCCTTGCAATCCTTGAATACCAAAAATTCCCTGAAGACCCTGATTACCTTGAACACCCTGGTTACTCAATCCCTGAAGTCCTTGAGTACCTTGGAATCCTTGAGTACCTTGAGTACCCTGGTTACTCAGTCCCTGAAGTCCTTGATTACCTTGAGTTGCTTGAGTACCTTGGAATCCTTGAGTACCTTGGAATCCTTGAGTTCCCTGGAATCCTTGAGTTCCCTGAAGTCCTTGATTACCTTGAGTTGCTTGAGTACCTTGAAATCCTTGAGTTCCCTGAAATCCTTGAGTACCTTGAGTACCTTGAGTTGCTTGAGTTCCCTGAAATCCTTGAGTACCTTGGAATCCTTGAGTTCCCTGGAATCCTTGAGTACCCTGAGTTCCCTGAGTACCTTGAGTTGCTTGACTGCCTTGATTACCTTGATTGCCTTGAGTACCTTGGAATCCTTGAGTACCTTGGAATCCTTGAGTACCCTGAGTTCCCTGAGTACCTTGAGTACCTTGAGTTGCTTGACTGCCTTGATTACCTTGATTACCTTGAGTTGCTTGAGTTCCCTGAAATCCTTGAGTACCTTGGAATCCTTGAGTTCCCTGGAATCCTTGAGTACCTTGAGTACCTTGAGTTGCTTGAGTACCTTGATTACCTTGGAATCCTTGAGTACCTTGGAATCCTTGAGTACCTTGATTACCTTGAGTACCTTGAGTTGCTTGAGTACCTTGATTACCTTGGAATCCTTGAGTACCTTGAAATCCTTGAGTTCCCTGGAATCCTTGAGTACCTTGAGTACCTTGAGTTGCTTGAGTACCTTGATTTCCTTGATTACCTTGAGTTGCCTGTGTTCCCTGCAATCCTTGAGTGCCTTGAGATCCTAGTCCTTGAACACCCTGAAGTCCTTGAAGTCCTTGAGATCCAGTATCACCTTTATCTCCAGTACGAGCAAAGGTAATAATAATATCTTCTAAATTAGAAAATGATACAGAACTACCAGAAACAAAAGAAGCAAATACAGTAAAATAATTTGATGGAATGTTATTTACAATTGAAGAAATGGTAAATAAAGCAAAATCATCAGAATTAAACTTATTTGAAATTCTAAAGTGTCCTTTAATTGACGATGTTGAATCGTCAATTGTAATTAAAAAATTAGTGATACTTGTAGAACTATCATCAATGTCTGAAATGTAAAGTTCGGAAGATAAGGAAACATTGCTATTATTAAACTTTAATTTTCCTACACCTGGATCGGAATTTAAAATATCATCACTGAAGGTATAATCAAAGGTGGCACCACCGAAGTTACCATCTTTACCAGATAAACCTTGAGTTCCTTGAGTTCCTTGAACACCTTGAATGCCTTGAGTACCCTGATTATTACTTAAAGGTCCTTGAACACCTTGAATGCCTTGAGTACCCTGGAAACCTTGAGTACCCTGTGTCCCTTGAGTACCTTGATTTGCTTGAGTACCTTGAACTCCTTGAGTTCCCTGGAATCCTTGAGTACCCTGTATTCCTTGATCACCCTGAGTACCTTGAGTTCCCTGATTTCCTTGAGTACCTTGAGCTCCTTGGGCACCCTGTCCAGCAAAAAGACCATCTAAACCCTGTACCCCCTGAACTCCCTGCGCTGACTGAGTTCCCTGACTGCCTTGATTAGATTGACTACCCTGTACACCTTGCGTTCCAAGAGAAAATCCAACCCACTGCTTTCCATTCCAAAGATAGGATGTTTCACCAACGATGAATATTTGATTTAGTGTGGGTGAAATTGGAAAATTTATTGCCATTTGCAGGTATTTCTATACTTTATTTATTTCAATTATTAGAAGGCAACTGTAGATAATTGTCCACTATTATCCACAATTAATTTAAATTTTGTTCCATTAGGAGAAGTTAAGACAAGACCTTTAGTATTATCACCAATAATGAGATTACGACAATTTACACTATCATTAAAAGATGAAATACCAGAAACAGTTACACCACCATCAACGACTAAGTCAGTATTAAATGTGGAGATGCCCGTGATATAAGCACTACCATCAACTGTCAATTTTGATGTTGATTGGGTAGTTCCTATTCCAACATTTGAGAGTGTATGAATACCTACGTTTGTTTGAGACCAAAATACTGGATATGTGAGTCCACCAGATGGTGCGGCATCAACCCATTGAGGTCCATCGTCATCAACATAGTATATGAAGGTTCTTCCAATAGTACTATCATACCAAAGATCCCCATGAGCAGGATCTAAAGGAATTGTATCAGATATTGTAATAACCGCATTTCCACTTTCATATGTAATAAATTCAAATTTTTTAAGAGAATGATTGTAACTGAGTACCTTACCATCATAGGCAGATGCATTTGTAGCAATGCCGACAATGTCATCAAGATACTTTAATTGAGTTTCTCCACCACCACCAATTGACGCTAGTTGTTGCTGAACTCGGTTTATGAATAGACGATAGTGACTTTGTAAGTCTTTCTGTGTAATAAACTTACGATCTAATGGTGTTAATGGATCTCCATTATCAGTTTGAGATGGTTCTGCTAGAAGAGATTCTCCAATTAAATTTTCAGCATTAATTGAGTTATATACGTTCTCAATATGTTTTATCTTTTTTTCAATTCTATCGATATTCCCGCTTATGTCTTCAAGAGAAAGTTTACTAATTTCACCAAAAACTTCTTTCTTTAATTCAACAATATGATTATGATTTTTAAGAATAAAGTTTTCAACTTTTCTTAGTTGAGAATTATTTGTATGTTGAAATTCATCAATTCTGTACGTATATTTTTCAACTGTTTCTTTAATATCTTTAACACTACTCAATTCATCCTGAATTTGATTTCGTAGTTCATAGGATTCATCAATAGTTTTTTTGAATTCATCGATGATATTGTGATATTGATCAATTTTATCACTTATATCCCCTTTGAAGGATGCAAATTTATTTTCAATGGCAAATTCAGATCCAGCAAGTTTTTTATTGTACTTTGGTATTTCAACCGAAACTAAATTATCAACAATATGTACAACTTCATTTAATCCTTTATTGAACTTGCTTATATCTGTTTTATTAAGACCTTTAACCTGTCCTTGTATTAATTTAAAATTTTCATTTACAACCATCAAGTGCGATATCATCGCATTTTCTAAATCTTTTTTGGTTAGTTTAGAATTTATTTCTTCAGATAAAGATTGAACTTGCTCCGTTAGTTCGTCTATCTTTTCAAGATTATTTTTAAAACGATCAAAAGTTTCTGTTAAGCCAACAGACATGTCATCAGACTTACCAACTTCTAATGAAAGTGGGGAAAAATCTTCGGTTATGAGAGAATTGCTTCTAGTAAATAAATCTGATGGCTTTTTGAGAGTCACTTTTTTATAGAAAACATATTAAATATTTATTTCATTTTTTAATCGGTAATATAAGAGAGTGAGAAAATCTCATGATTTTCTTTATTGGGATCTAACCATTCATTAAATTCTGACTGGATTGCATATGCATCATCAATATCCCTTTCCGACAAATAGTGAATCCTATCAACTGCCCAATCATGGGACTTCTGAAGAGTCATTTCCAAGGTTTCCATAAAAATAATCCTTTCGCATATAGCGTCCAAGTATGTTGGAATTATAATATGCGGGTTCACCTGTGTCAAGTGATTCTACCAGTACATTATTTAGAAAAAGTTGTTTTGTTTCTTCGTAATTACATCCACCTTTAGTCTTATGAAGGCTTATAATTTCTCTACTGAAGAACTCTTTGCCATACTTTTTAACATCATCCTTCAACTCGGGACAAGAACCATAATACTTTTTCCAATCAGATTCTTGTTTTACTCTCCTCTTTTTCCCCGGAGGTGTTCTAAAAGACCAAAAGTATTTTCTACCCACATATTTGCGCTCATTCTTACTGCAAGATATACGATATACAAAACCAAAATAATCTTGGATATGATGAGACTCAAAAATCTCTCCATTGTATTGCCAAGGGTTCTCATAACTCATATAAAATAATCTTATGAGCTACTATTTATCTTCAACGAGAACAAACCTATTCTAGCAATAAAAAAGGGGACTTGTCAAGCCCCCAAGTATTATTTTAGACTTCTTTTGCCATCGATCCTGGTGATTGTCTTAAGTTGGGGAGATCAACTCCCGCTGCTTTCTTTTTTTGAAGTTCAACTGCCTTTGATCCAAGTTGTTGTGCAGCTGATGGGGTTAGTGCTCCTGCACCAGTGGATCTTTTAAGTTGAAAACTTGGATCTGCCATTTCAATAATAAATTTGATGCTATCAGCATCCATTTGCGCCATCACGTAATGTGCTTCATCAATTGTTTCTACATGTCCATTATTTACCAAATATTCTAATACAAGATCATAGATATTATCTGGTTCATAATGTGATTTTTGAACTGAGCGAATTAAATTACTAACTCTATCTCCACCATCCGCTGCTCTTTCTTTTGTGGCAGCGCGACGATCTGCTTTTGCTTGAGCATCATATTGAGATTTCACCATATCATCACCATCTGGATTATTTTTAAAGGTTTTACCTTTTCCAAGTCCACCAGCTTTAGTCATCGTCATTCCACGACCAGAACTAACACGAGCACCCGCACCCTTTGGATTTTCATCGGTAGAACGTGCTTTTCCGACTGCTCTTGCCTCTAGAACACTTTCTTCACCAAGTCTCGATGCTGCTTTACCTGCCCTGTTTGCAACGGCACGAAGACCTCCTCCTAGTGCCTTTTTGATGCCTCCCTTGATTCTTTCTTTAGCACTACTAGCAGCGGTAGAAACCGCTCCTGCTGCCCTTCTAGCGCCTGTTTTAGCGGCATTAGCAGCAGAACCAATCTTTTCCTTTGCTTCTCTTCCGGCGGCATATGCACTCACAGCAGCGCCTGCTGCCTTTTGCTTAACTTTCCCAACTGCTGCTTTAACTGCTGCCTTACGTGCCTCTCCGCGCTTTGTAGCGGTAGTTGCTTTGTTATATGCGCTTGATTCTTTAGATCCTGCAGGAGCATATGGATTGAGTTCTGTAAGATATTCAATTGTAGCTTCTTCAACTACTTCTGCAGCTTCGTCTAGAGTATAACCAAATTCTAAACATTCATCTATAAGTTCTTCTATGACTTCTTCAATAATATTATTAACTTCTTCATCGATTAATTCTTGTTGAGATTCACTATTTGAATAAATTGATCCGTAAGCCTCTATTAAGGCTCTAACATCTTTTGCTAACATCTTTGCATAAAAAGGAATTCCTAAAAATATTTATAAAAAAAGAGGGTCTCAAGGACCCTCAGTAGGTTTATCATCTAACCAAATATAAGAATAATCGTGGTCTCCAAAAAGGAAATCATCATATTCTGCAGCATCTTTATATGCGTTCAGGAGTTCCTGTTCGCACCATTCATCATAATTGGAATCCTGCGAAAGTATTTTTGGTAACATCTTGCTTAATTCCTCCAACAATATAGGACTCAACTTCCGTTTCTTGTGGCGCCACCTGAAGACCTTTAGAGGAAATCCAATGCTCAGTCCAAGGGAGAGGATTATTCTTGGCAGGAATATCATAAAGTGGACGAAGACCAATAGCCTTCATTCTACGATTTGCAATCCATTCAACATATTGCTGTAACAGTTTGTCGTTTAGACCAATCATAGATCCATCCTTGAACAGATACTCTGCCCAAAGTTTTTCTTGATTTACAGCGTTCTCAAAGGTCTTATAAACCCACTTCTCTTCTTCTTGGGAGATTCTTTTCATATGAGATGATTTTTGCACTTCCCTCCATAAGTTTGAGTTCGCCAAATGCAAAACTGCAAGCGAAACTGACGTAAAAGCGAATACCTTCAAGAATATTAACGTTTGCAACTGCTCTGAACAACTTGCGTTTGAGTTCATATCTTTCTGCCTGGGCGTGAGGAACTGATTCTTGGGCGTATTTCCAAAGTTCAGAAGTTCCATAATGTTGAGCACTATTGATAAAATCATTATAAGCTTCAGTAACGCTAGTGGCACGTTCTAAAATGCGACCATCTTTTAAAATTGTATCAAAAACATCAGATGGATCTGAGTAAACATTTTTGATGATGTAAGTATAAGATCTAGAGTGAATCATTTCCATGAATTCCCAGACCTTCATACATGCTTCTAATTCTGGAAGCGAACAGTATGGAGCGAATGCCATTCCGGGTCCACGACCCTGAACACTATCAAGCATTACTTGATATTTAAGATTTGAAGTAAAAATATGCTTTTGTTCAGGACGGAGAGACTGATAGTCTCCCCTATCTTTTTGTAGGGAAACCTCTTCAGGTCTCCAAAAATAACCTAATTGTTGTGTTGTGAGTTTATCAAAAATCGGATACTTGTAAGAATCATACCTTTGAATCCCAAGAGGTTGTCCAAAAAACATTGGTTGTTTTTTGGTGTCAACTTCCTCAGAGTTGAAAACTGTCATTTGATTGACCACATTCTTCTCCTCTAGGTTTGTTTTGAAATTAAACTGCATAATTTTTTTCTCTCTAAATTAACTCACACTGGTATATTTACTCAGGTTAGATTTTACAACTTTCACAATCATCTTCTTCAGCACCAGAAAGTTCTTGGAGAAGTGATTGGAGATTAGGTTTTTCTTCTTCTACTTCATCAGTCTTAATATCATAAGTATTCTGATAGTATGCTGTTTTCCATCCCATTTTATAGCACATTAACAGATCTTGTGCCATCACTGACACAGGAACTTCATTATCGGGATAATTCTGTGGATTATACGACCAGTTTCCAGAAATCGCTTGATCGAAGAATTTTTGCATAACTGCAACAATATTAATATACCCAGTATTGTTAGGCATATCCCAAAGAAGCGTATAATTGCTTTTAAGGGTTTGATACTGAGGAACAATTTGCTTAAGAGGACCTTTCTTCGACTTTTTAATGGACAGGTATCCTCTAGGTGGTTCGATTCCATTTGTGGCATTTGACACAACGGAACTGCTCTCTGAAGGCATTTGTGCGGACAATGTTGAGTTCCGCACTCCATATAACTTAACCTGTTCCCTAAGGCTATCCCAATCATATTTTAAGTTATTCGGAACGATTTCGTCAACATCCTTCTTGTATGTATCAATCGGAAGAATACCCTGCCCATACTTAGTACGGTGAGAATACTCACAGGCACCTTTTTCTTTTGCAAGATTTACGGTTGCCTGGATGAGATAATATTGGAATGCCTCAGTCAAATCATGAACTAATTCCCATGCTCTTGAGTCACCGTAATTCTCCCCATGCTTAGCGAGATAGTGTGCCAAACCAATATAACCTACTCCAAGAGAACGACGTGCTCTGGTGGCGATTTCTGCTGCTCTGACGGGATATCCTTGAAAATCAATGAGTTCATCAAGACTCCTAACAGCAAGATCACAAAGAACTTGAAGATCTTCATTATCCCTAATTTTCCCAACATTAATAGCACTAAGAATGCAAAGAGCAATTTCACCATCAGGATCATCAATATGTTGAATGGGTTTAGTTGGAAGAGTGATTTCCTGGCAGAGGTTACTCATCTCAACTTTATCCATAAAGGATGAGTGGGAGTTGCAGTGGTCAATATTCATAATATAAAGACGACCAGTTTCTGCACGTTCCTTTAGGAGGTCCAGAAAGAGTTCTTGAGCCCCGATAGTCTTTCTAGGAACAGACTCATCTCGTTCGTAACGTACATATAACTCGTCAAAAGAATCAGTTCCAAAAGCATCATACAAACCAGGAACTGCGTGTGGCGAGAAGAGTGAAACTTCTTCGTTCTTGATGAATCGCTCATAGAACAGTTTGGAAATTTGAATGCTGTAGTCTAACTTACGAACACGATTATCCTCAGTTCCCTTATTATTTTTCAATACTAAGATGTCTTCTATTTCTTGGTGCCAGATAGGAAAGTGAACTGTAGCAGAACCACCTCTGATGCCGTTTTGAGTGCAGCATCGGACAGTTGCCTCAAACTTCTTAAGGAAGGGGAC